CGGAATTCCGACGTGTCTTTGGGTTTGATAGAGAAGATTTCTCTACTAACTTTATTGACTTAAGAAGACAAGATAAGTCTGCTGAATTGGTACATCGTGCTTCCCTTGATCGCTCGCTCGCTACTGTCGATTTGTCAGATGCGAGCGATCGACTATCCTGCTATGTCGTCGAGAGATTTCTACGGAAGCAACCGCTTCTATTGAGAGCTCTCGCTTCAGCGCGGACGCGTTACATCAGGATGGAAACACCTGATGGCGTGAATTTCCTTCGCTTAAGGAAGTTCGCAACGCAAGGGACAGCTGTTACGTTCCCTGTGCAGTCACTGATATTCCTCATAATCGCGATCACGTCTTCAATTCGTGGTCCGATAACGTGGGATGCTGTGATGCGCTTGAAACGTACAGTCCGAGTGTACGGGGATGATATTATTCTCCCCGTGCACGGATACGAGGACTTGAAGCTCCTCATGGATACCTTGGGGCTCAAAGTAAGTGACAAAAAGTCATTTGCTTGGGGCCATTTCAGGGAATCCTGTGGCTCCGATGAATACCAAGGTTATGATGTAACCCCATGTAAACCGGAGTGCTTCAGTCCTGGCAACCCATCTGGGATCATTGCCGTGACGGACGCCTCCAATAACCTCTTTAAGAAAGGATATTGGCATGCAGCCGACCGACTCTATTCCCTCATCGACGCTAAATTCAGACGAATGCAGCGTGTTGTGGGACCTGATTCCAGTGGACTTTCGGGTAGGTACTCATTCTGTGGTTCAGATGAACGCCATCTTAAAACAAGATGGAATCGTCACTACCATAGAACAGAAGTCAGAGTGCTGGTTAGTTACCAGTCCTCCAAAAACCTACCACGAAGCGGGTTCGGTGCACTCGTGGATTTTGCCACGCAAAGACACTCTGAGAGCAAAGCTCGAATTGTGTCTCAGTACGCCCGAACTCGGAACACCAAAGGTGGTGTTCGTTGGGAGCCCTCGGCAACTTGAGTTCGAGTGCTTTCTTACGTTCTATCCCGAGAGTGGTCTCGGAAG